CGTTACAGCTGATTCTCTGTTTGGTAATGACAATGTGAGTGAAGAAGAAGCAGAACGTAATGCAAGACTCGCTCGTGAAAATGCAGAGATGCTTGCAGAAGAAGAAGAAAAGATGGTTGAGCAAAATCATGGATTGAAATTTGCCATCCGTCCTATAAAACAATTTTCTATTGGTCGTGTTGAGTTTCCAAAAGATATTATTGAAGAAATCAACAGCCATATCGATGATGTAATTATTCCTGCAAATGAAAGTTATGCAAATGGTTTGGTTGGCCAACTAAAAAATAATGAGAAATCTGCTCAATTGGAATTTCCTCTTGATACCGAAGTTGGCGCTCAATTGAAAACTGTTTTTGAGCAAATTGGTAAAACTTACCTCAAACAAGGTTATAATCGTGATGCTGATACTGATTGTTTTCAGTGTTGGACTAATCATGCTTATGCTGGTGACTATAATCCATATCATGATCATGGAGTACAAACACCAGCCGGACTATCAGGGTTTCTATGGTTGAAAAATCCAGAGTGTATTGAAGACCTTGATGCAAATATTGCCCCTATGAGTAATGCAAGCGGTTCTGTAGATGGTTTTACCCATTTGATATGGGGAAACAATACCAGAAAAGACATGATGAGTTTACATGATGCTTCAGAAGAATATGTAAAACCAGAAGTTGGTGTTATGTTGGTTTTTCCTAACTGGTTAAATCATCAAGTTATGCCCTTTTTTGGCGAAGGTGAAAGGCGTTCTATAGCTATGAATTGGAATGTTACAGATACAGAGCAACAGTTAAGGTCGTTTATGTCTGAACGTGAAGAAAAACAATATGATGAATATCTTGAAGCAAAAAAGGCAAATAATGAGTAAGGTTAGTTACAAATACAATGAAGGTATGACACTTGTTGAACTTCAGAAGTATATTGATTCGACATATGATGAACACTATAGCAAGAACAAGTTTCAAGCTACAGAGTTTATCATTGACGGTGGACATGGTGAAGGTTTCTGTATCGGTAACATCATGAAATACGCACAACGATACGGAAAAAAGGGTGGAAAGAACAGAAGTGACTTGCTAAAAGTGATTCACTATGGTATTATTGCTCTATACATTAATGAACTTGAAAGTGAAAAATAATGAAACTATCTACTGAAACTATCTCCGTATTGAAAAACTTCTCTACGATTAACGCTAACCTTATGGTGAAGGCGGGGTCTAGTCTTTCCACTATGTCTGCGATGAAGAATATTATTGCAAAGGCAGATGTTGCTGAAGAATTCACAACACCCTTTGCTATCTATGATTTGAATGAGTTCCTATCGGCACTCTCTCTGTTCGGTAAACCCGATCTAGAGTTTGATGATGAATTTGTTACTATTACAGAAGAGGGTACATCAAAGTCTCTCAAGTATTGGTTCTCTGATCCATCCGTGGTGACGACTCCATCTAAAGAGATTTCGATGCCCTCGACTGAATTGACGTTCAACCTGTCGAGTGATACACTCAACGAAATCACAAAGGCTGCTGCTGTTATCGGTGTTCCCGACATGGCACTTGCTGGTGGTAAGTTGATGGTTACTGACAAGAAGAACAGCACTGCAAACGCATACGAGACATCTCTGGATGTTGGTGATGTTTCTGCTGACTATAAGTTCTGGTTCAAGGTTGAGAATCTAAAACTTATTCCCGGCTCCTATGACGTTGAAGTGTCATCTAAAAAGATTAGTCACTTTACCCACACTAAACTTGGTGTGCAGTATTGGATTGCATTGGAACCCGAATCTTCTTACAATGTCTAATTTGAGGAATTTATATTATGGAACAATTTTTGTGGGTCGAAGAATATCGGCCACGGGACATCAAGTCATGCGTACTTCCTAAGTCTCTAAAAACTTCCTTGCAATCTTTTGTTGACAAGGAAACACTACCCAATCTGATTTTCTCAGGTGGTCCGGGCGTTGGTAAGACTACTGCCGCCCGTGCCATGCTGGATCAGATTGGTGCTACCTACATGTTTATCAACGGTTCAGAGGAGTCAGGTATTGACGTTCTCAGAACCAAGATAAAGAACTTTGCGTCTACTGTATCACTTGAAGGTGGTAAGAAGTATCTCATTCTTGATGAGGCAGACTATCTAAATCCACAGTCAACGCAACCAGCCCTTCGTGGTTTCATGGAAGAGTTCCACAAGAACTGTGGATTCATTCTAACCTGTAATTATAAGAACCGTATTATCCCTGCACTGCAATCTCGTTGTAGTGTGATTGACTTTGTGATTCCTAAAGCAGAGAAGAATAGACTTGCAACTCAATTCTTCAATCGGTCTATTCAAATTCTCAATGAGAATGAAATCAAGTTCAATGAGAAGGTTGTTGCAGAACTCATAAATACTCACTTTCCAGATTGGCGCAAGGTTCTGAATGAACTGCAACGGTATTCTGTTGTTGGTGAGATTGATGCTGGTATTCTGGTAAACCTTGGTGACAAGAATATCAAAGAACTGATGGTCATGATGAAGAAGAAGGAGTTCACCAATGTTCGTAAATGGGTTGTCGATAATCTGGATAATGATTCAGATAAGTTGTTTCGTGCTGTTTATGATAATCTATATGACTATGTTGACCCTAGTAGCATCCCTCATGTTGTCGTGGCGTTGGGTGAGTATCAATATAAAGCGGCGTTTGTTGCTGATCTGGAAATCAATATGATGGCCTGTCTTACTGAGATTATGGGAAGGACAAAGTTCAAATGATTAAAATATATGATGATGTGGTAGAGGATCATGTTGCAGAATTGATTACTTCTGAGATGAAAAATGTTCTTTGGAAATTCGATTATGCTTCAAATAAGAATCATCAATCTCGACATTGGCATCGTCTTTGTGGAAAGAGTGGACAACAAACAATTGCAAATGGTTTTGAGTGGGTGATGCCTATCTGGACTTCTGCAATGTTTAAATATGAATTCAAAAAGAATTTTAATATTACAGGTTATGAACGCATCTATATGAATGCTCACACGCATGGTATTGAACCTGTGATGCATACGGATGATGGCGACTTTACAATGATTTACTATCCTCGAATGGATTGGAAACCTGAGTGGGGTGGCGGCACTCTAATTGATGGAGAACTCGTTCCTTATGTCGGTAATAGTCTTGTTATCTTTGATGCACACCTACCACATATGGCCATGCCGGTCACTAGGGAATGTTATGAACTAAGATCAGTAATCGTATTTAAGTGCAATCGTAATGTATGAATTAAAAGTTAAAAATGGAAAGTACAAATCCGACAGTTTAACAAGTTTACTGTGGGTTGTATTACGTCACAGATTTCATCATTGGATAAAGGGTGAAGGGTTTATTGATTAATGTATGAGTTGAAGGATTATCTCAAGGCTGTAAATCAGACAAAAGAACCTTTGATGGACGGTGAAGATGAGGAATGGGAACGAAAGTATCCTCCGTTCATTGTCAACAAGTGTGTCGGTGCATTTCCTGATACCGTCATGTTGGTGAATGAGATCAACCAACTACCAAATGTAGATAAGAAACTACAGTTTGATTTTTTGATAAATAGTCTGAGGCCAAGGAAGAGATTTACCCCGTGGTTGAAGGCGACGAAATTAGAGAATCTAGAGTATGTTAAAGAGTTCTATGGGTATAGTAATGTAAAGGCTAAGGCTGCTCTTGATATATTGTCTGAGGATCAACTCGCCACTATAAGAAAAAGATTATATAAAGGTGGGAAAAATGGAAGATATTAATTGGACACAGGAGCAGATGTTAGAAATCGGTTTGAAAGAACCTGATGACTTTCTTAAAGTTCGTGAGACACTATCGCGAATTGGGGTAGCATCTCGCAAAGAAAAGAAACTATATCAGTCATGCCATATTCTGCACAAGCAGGGTAGGTACTTTATTGTACACTTCAAGGAGCTGTTTGCTCTTGATGGTAAGAACACAAATCTATCTACCAATGACATTTCTCGTAGGAATACGATTGCAAATCTGTTGAAGGATTGGGGATTGGTTAACATTATTGGTGAGCTTGGAGAAGTTGCTCCCCTTAGTCAAATCAAAGTTCTGTCCTATGCAGAGAAGAATGATTGGATACTAGAAACTAAATACAATATTGGAAAGAAAAAAGAAGTCTAATGGAAAAGTTCAAGTCATTCATCACAGAAGCAAAAGAAGAAAAATATAAGTTATTGATTCTGTCTCATGATGATCCGTTTGATCCAAATGAAACTGGACCAATGGTTCGCAAGAAAGCATCTGAGTTGGGTATTGAAGTGTATCTTGCTGAGTTTTCTGGAATGTACATGGAAGACAAAGGCAAGGACCAATTAATATATTCTTTCCCTGTGGATGAAAAAGGTAAGGTAGAACTGCCCGGTATGAAAGATGACGTTAAGTATGATAAACCTTTTCGCATAAATCCAACAGACACACTGATTATGGCTAGAGGTATTGGTTCTACAATTAAAACAGGCAATTTATCTTGGAGAACTGCTTGTTTGAATTTAGAGCATCAAGGTTACACTCTTATCAATTCGATTAAGTGTAATGATGTTTGTAACGATAAATGGTACAACCAGATTGTGTTCCAACAAAATGATATTCGTACACCAAACACAGTTCTAGTTCGACACTCAGAAGGTGCTGAGGATGCAGCAAAACGATTGGGTAATAAGTTCCCAATGATTCTCAAGACCGCTGTTGGGTCACGGGGTGTTGGTGTTATCTGGATTGAAAGTTTAAAATCACTTCATAGTACTATACAGTTACTTCATAGGGAAGATGAGTTTGTCGATGTTATTC